TTCAATTTGAAGATTAATTACTCATGGATAACGAAGCCATTGAAAATGGCCTATTAGGTAAAAATAGTATTGCGGATTTAGTCTTATCAGTTGAGCGTAACAGAAGACTGAACCCTAATCAGGAAGCTCCAGAAGATATGGAACAAACACCTGGAATGCCAATTGCTGGTAAATACTCTGGTATGCTTTAAAGATGTATAGGTAAGTCATAGTGCCTTCTCATCTTCATCTTGCTTACAGACGTAATGCAAAAGCTGCAGCAGCAAATCATAGAATTCGTAAGTCAGATCACGAAGATATTTTTAAACAAGCAAGGAAAGATTTTGGTTTCTTTTGTGAATACGTTGCAGATAAACCACCGGCTGCACATCATTTGGAATGGCATAAGCAGCTGGTCACAGGAGAGAATAGTTCGTGTTTAAAAAATATTGCTGGACCTAACATCGATCTACTTGGTCCCAGGGGCAGTGCTAAATCCACTGTCTTGGGTCTTTATACCGCATGGGCTATTGGTATCCATACCATGGCTAAGAAGCCCTTACAGATCCTTTACCTAAGCTATACGGTTGATATTGCACGTTCTAAGTCAGCAACAATTAAACGCATTATTGAATCTAAGAAATATCAGAATGTTTTTCCTAAAGTTAAACTTCTTAAAAACGTCACAAGTAATGAGTACTGGTCAATCGACCACAAGTTTGCTGGTATTGATACGACAGGCGAAGAACAGTTTACTCTTTGCGCCGCTGGACTAAAAGGTTCAGTGACATCTAAACGTTCTCATCTGGTCATCATCGATGACCCTGTGAAGTCTGCCGCTGATATTGGTAACCCAGACATTCGCAAGATGATGCAAGACAATTGGAATGCTGTGATTGCTCCGACAATGTTTGAAGGCGGGCGAGCGATCTGTCTGGGTACGCGATTCCGTCATGACGATATCCATGCCACAACATTTTGCCCTCAGAACAATTGGATGCAGATCGTCCTATCAGCGATCTTAAATAACCAGGAGACAGGCGAAGAAGAGTCATACTGGCCGGAGATGTGGTCCCTAGACTACCTCAAGGAGAAGAAGCGGCAAGCGCCGATTGCTTTTTCTTTCCAGTACATGAATACTATTGTTAGACAGAATGAGCTGTCGCTTGCCCCAGAATTACTGGTGAAAGCTGAGATTGCCACGGAGTTTGATTGCCTTGGTATCGGTGTTGATCTATCAGCAGGTGTCAAAGAGAAGAATGACTATACCGTGATGGTCCTTGGTGGCCGCATTGGCGACAAGATTCATATCATCGATTATCGCAGGTTACGGGTGATGGGTAACCTAGAAAAACTTGATGCAATGAAAGAGTTACTTAATGATTGGTCGATTATTGGTCAACAAGCCGATGGCTTGTGGTTCCCAACCTATAACACTTGTGATATTTGGTCAGAAGCTGTCCAATATCAGGCGTCATTAGAAGCAGACTTTAAACGTGTTTGCTTGCAACAAGAGAATCTTTATAATTTAATTTGGCATCCTGTCAAAGGCTTTAGGTCAGACAAACTTGCACGTTTCCGTGGAATCATGGGAATGTTTGAGGATCGTAAAATAATATTTAATAGATATCGTAATTTCACCAGCATGTTCGAAGAGCTTACTAACTTCGGTGTTAGTTCTCATGATGACTGTGTTGATGCATTGGTTTGGCTAGTTACGGGCCTTATGAAACGAGGTAAACTTCAGCTTGATTATTAATGGAACATCTCATTGCTATTACTATAGGTGCAATCTCTGGTACTGGCTGGTTTATCAGTAAGATTTTTGGACGTATGCGTACTTTAGAAGATCGTATCGATCGCATGCCTCTTGAATATGTCTTAAAACAAGACCATATTCGTGAAATGGAAAGGATGAATACTGAATTCCATAAAATCAATACTAAGCTTGATAAACTGATTGAAAGATTAATGACCAAATGAGTTATTTCGTTGAGCTGCAGGAAGATGACAACGGGGATCTTATCCTTCCTATTCCAGAGGAAGTGATTGAAACTCTTGATTGGCAAGACGGTACACTATTAACCTGGAACATTAAAGGAGATGGTATTATTTTGCAAAGCTTAAATAATGAAAGTGGCTACGAAACCATTGAATAATCAGACTCTTTTAATCGTTGGTTGCCAGCGTTCTGGTACCATGATTGCTTCTAAAATGTTGGCCGATTACTTTGGCTCTTATCATCTTGATGAATTTGATGTTCTACCAACAAAAAAAGGAGCTTGGTATTTAGCTGAGTTATGCAATCGTGGTTATACCAATCTTGTTGTTCAGGCTCCAGTAGCGTTAAAAGACTGGCAGTTGTTTTATTCTGCTGTACCCAATATTAAATTTGTTTGTATTAAAAGGGATAAAGAAGACATCATTAATAGTATGCGTCGTATTGAATGGCTAAAAGAAGATCATCCTGATGACTGGGAAGAATTCATGGATAAGCAAGTTGATCTTATGTATGGTTTATGGGAAGATTTGAAAGAACGTGTGCCATCAACTGATTGGACAGAACTTGAATATGATGAATTGAAGACACATCCTTTCTTTGTTCCCAAGGAAGAACGTGAAAGTTTTACTGTAAAGCAGTGGAAAAAAGATGAACCTTGTGATCATCCAACTTGGCCAAGTGATGATGTATGCACTGAAGATACAATAAAAGAACGATATGCTAAGTAACCGACATGATGTTATATGACCCTAGGCAACAAGCTCAATTAGGGCCTTATTACAACTACAGCATGGGCGGAACTCAAGGTGGTTTCATGGGTAATACTGGTGGCCTTGCTGGGAGCATGGTCAATCTGGCATTGCAGCAACCAGGCCAAGAGCTGATGAATATGGGCATGGATGCTATGGCACCTGATAATACGAGCTTCTATCGTGGTCCTCAATTCGGTCAAGTTGATCAATACCCTCCTGCTGCCGCTGGCTTCTTAAATAAACGTGTCTCCTAATGGCCCAAAACGACAAAAAATACACGAAGCCTGGTCTACGCGAATCAATTAAGAAGCGCGTGATGGCAGGCAGTAAGGGAGGTAAACCGGGTCAATGGTCCGCTCGGAAAGCTCAACTAGTGGCGTCGGAATATAAATCCAAAGGTGGAGATTATAAAGGAGGTAAAGGAAGCAAGCAGAAGGCATTAACAAAATGGGGGAAAGAAGACTGGCAAACCAAAAACGAGTACGAAAAGAGTAAAGCAAAGAAAGCAGCAACTGCGGCAAAGAAAGCTAAAGACAAAAAGTAAAATGGACAATGATTTTCCTATACAAGGTTTTGTACCTTTCTTTCAAGGTGATTCAAACAAGCTGACACCACAAGGTCAACAGCTAATGAAATTAGCCGGTAAATACGGCTCTTTGACTAATGTCATACCTACGCCGATGAATGAAAGAAGTCCGGGTGGCCTTGGTTTTATGTCTTTTAATGATCCGCAAAGTGTAAGAGTTGATCCAACACAAGCGGGGATACATACAGCTGCACATGAAATAATGCATTCATCTTTTCCTACAAAAGTAGGATTAGATCAAATGAATTTGATTATGAACCCGGAGGCTCGCGCTCAAAAATTGTTAAGAGATAATCCTGGTAAAGCAAGTGGGCCAGCTCAACTTAGATATTTACATGAAACAGGAGCTATTCCTACGATGCTAGAAGAAGCACATGCACAGGGAGGAGCAAGAAAATTAACAGAACAGCTTGGCTATGGGAATATCGATCAAGGCTTTCCTGTCCCTGGAGGCTTCATTCCACAAACACTACCAGATGGCAGTGTAGATTCTCTTGCTTATCCTTTAATGTATCGCGATAAAGGTATTAATGCATTTATGCGAATGAGAGGAGTTGGCGAAGGTAATTCAGGAATGATTGATGGGGCACCTTTAGGTATCGGTATTGATCCACGCTTTACACCTGAAGAACGTGAAGAATATTATAGAATTACAGACAATGCACGCTCACGGGCACAAAGAATGTTTAATGAAGCTTATAACAGATTTAAATAATGGCAGACAAAGCAATTCAATCTGACGGTACAACCAAACGGTATCTACCCAAAAAGGCATGGGCTTCTTTATCAAAAGAAGAACGTGATAAAACGGATGCTAAAAAACGTGCTGCTTCCAAAAAAGGCAAACAGTTTGTTCCCAATACAGAAAAAGCTAAAAAGGCAGGAAAAGCTGCTAGAATGTACAAACAAAAGAGTGGCAAATAATGGCGGAGACTACTGCCCGTTTACAAGAAATTATCAACTCCTACATCGAGCGTGATGGCAGTGAGTATGTTGATACGGGCATTGTTGCTGGCCACTTAGCACAGATGAAGCTCTTTGGCATTCGCCAAGGTGTTGAATTTTTTCCATCTCAAGATAACTTTGGCAATCAGCGCAAAGACTTTATTGATAAAGTTGTCAAGTACAATAAGCTTGATACCCGTTTAGATTCCATCTGGGATTATTTCTTATGCGATGGTAAAGGCTTGTTTTATATCAGGCCAACAGGAAATAACTATCGCCTTTATTATTTTCGTTCTCACGAATACCGTACTTACTACAACGTTGATGGTGAGTTAGAAGAAGTTGTCATCATCTATAGCTATAAAGTAAAAACAGGTAAAAGCGGGATGTACCAAGACATTGGTCTTGGTGGTATTGATACGCCTACAGCACAAGCACAGGCTGGTCGTGGCCAGAATGAAACACAAGGTCAGAAGCGTTATATACGTCTATCAATTCGTGCGACCACTATCGAAGAAACTCACTCAGAAGGTGAGATGTCATTTGATAATGTCAACGTAACAATGCCCGGTAAAACTAAGAAGTTTACCAATCAACTACGTTTTATTCCTTGCGTCGAAATCTTCAATAACCCCAAGGGATTCACCATGGATGGTAGTGGTGAATTCGATCAGATGGCACAACATATTGTGACCCATGATGACATGGTACGCAATATGAAGAAGAACTTACAGTTCTTTGGTAATCCAACGCTTCTGTCATCTAGACCTAAGACAGACCTGATGGAGCCCGGCAATTCTGATTCCGGTCCTCAGCGTCCATCGATTGCAGCGAACTCTGGCTTCCAGAGCATGTCACCTATGTCGCGATCAACCTTTAAACAGGATCCGATCACCCGTGGTGTCGATGGTCAGATGCGTGTGCCTAGAGTTATCGCAAACCTAGAGCCGAATGATCGTGTTGGTTATATTGTCCCTGATGCAATTTCGGGGGATCAAAATGCATTCGTACGGCAATACCGAGAAGAAATACGAACAGCGTTAGGGGGTGTAGACGAGCTGTCAATTTCAGCTGGTGTTACTGCTACTGAGTATAAAAGTTTATTTGGACGTGTTGCTGCAACAAGTAAGAAAAAAGCAAATTCTATTTATACCCATGGTATCTGTCGCTGTTTTGAATTAATTATTTATCAAGAAGAACAAATGTTTAAAGATACACTTGCTGCTGCTGCACAGTTTGAAAAACCTGTTGCACCACCAGAAGGTGCTAGTGATGAAGTAGAGCAAGAATACAGACAGGCAATGGCGCAATATGACGCCATGCTCAAAAAGCTTTTAATGGCTTGCGTTCAAGCTCAAATGGTTCCACCAGGCGTTAAAGGTTTAATTCCTGATGGTGATGTCACAATGTTATGGCGTTGGCTTGGACCTGTTTATGAAGAGTCAACGCAAGACATCCTGAATAATTCAATTGTTGTCCGTAACTTACAAGAGTTAGGCGTTGATAGCATTGAAGCACTGAAATATCTTTTCCCATCAAAAACTGATGAGGAAAGAGCGGAAATGCTTTCAGGCTTTCCGTTCAGGATGGTCAACGAGTTACAAGGCGCTTATAGCCAGTTTTCTCGTTTGGTGGGGGGAATGATGCAGACTCCCCATCCTCAAGCCCCGGATCTTCCCATGGCGGCAGATCCGAGATTGGATCTAACTCCATATCTGTATCGAACTCTAGAAGCATTACAAAAGGAGATGAGTTATGCAGGACGCTACCGTCCAATCGATCCCACAGACGAGCCCCCAGTCCGTGGCCCCGAGCAATTACGTGGCGGCAGCTCCGGCAGCCCCGCAAGCTCCGGTGGCTCCGACTCAGGCTCCGGTAGGGACATATTACCCGCAGGCGGTGCCCCAGGTGGCACCACAGGGGACTACCAGTTACCAATCCGCCCCGTCTCAGTTCGCCCCCCAATCCCCGGCTTCGGCGGCGGGGAATCCATGGGAGTCGGCGTTCAACAAGGTGGTGAATCTTCTGGGCAGCCCGGCGCCATCCCCGTTCCAGGCAGCACCATCGCAGGCCCCGGTTCAGGCTCCGACTCAGTATACCCCGGCAAACTGGGGTACTCAGGCGGCTCCCAGCCAGGCGCAGACCTGGGCACAATCGGCTCCGCAGATCTCGCAACCCAGCCCGACCTCATCGCCCAACTCTTCCCAAACCTTCTCAGTCAGCTCCTTAGCGGACGTGGCGGAGGTTCTGGATTGGAGTCCGGAGAGCCGGATGGTGGTGGCGAATTACGGGACCGAGGCTCCGGCGATTCTAAACCAGTACGCTCTAAATCTCGAAACCGTTCTTGATAGTGCCGTTGATTGGGGCAACCTTGCACAAAACTTGTTTGCTCGCTCTGCCAATTTCATGGTGAATGAGCATCAAGAGAACCTTGCTTACAACGAGATTCTGACGAATCCCGATGTTCTCAGTGATTACACTCTTCAGTTCTTTGGTCCCCAAGGTCCATACCCTGTGTATGAATCTGAAGCCGACTTAGAGACTCGTGGTTATCCCACTGCTGCTCCCCAAGTGCAGCAAGTTGCTGGTCTGCCTGCACCCCCGTCTGCAGAAGCACCCCAACAACCTGGTGATTTCTGGGGCGCATTTAAGCAACAAATGGAAATGGATCCCAGCCAGGCATGGCGTGTGATCAACCAGGCTTCACCTCAAACGATGGCTAACAAGCTCTTCGTGATGGAGTGATCTAATG